CCGCACCGTTCGCGCCGGCGCCGGTCATTGTCACGTCGACCGCCCAAAGACCATTTGGAACCGTCCAGTTGAAAGCACCTGGCGCGGCAAAAATCGTTTTTCCTTGCGGATTGATAAGACCGGAAGATGCCGACAGCAATCCCCAGTTTTCTCCCTGGGCCTGAAGCAAAAAGAAATCGCCAACACCGAACGAAAATTCGCTAACACCCTGCAAAGCACCGCCATTATTAAGCGCGGTAGGAAAATTGCATTGGGTCGTATTGAAGTTGCCCTCGAAGCCTACAACAAAGCCAGCATCAAAATCTAAGGCTGACGGCAATGAAACGAACGAGCACCCAGCATCACACTGGAAAATCGTGCCGCGATCCGCAACGGTTACAGCATGATTTGCAGAAATGCCCTGGATCTTGAATCCATAGAAAAAATCTGTCGCCAGCTTGACTTGATTCTGCACGGCCGCCGTTGGAACCTGCAACACGCCGCCGACATAGGACTTCTCGATGAAACCGTGGATAAGCTCCTCTTGAAGGTCGTTTTCATAGGTTGCGTTGGTCTGAGTGCCAGGCACACCCGCGGCCAGGTTTTTGTTGATCCACTGCCGTATTCCGCCAACGACGACGGCGCCAAATGAATTTATGCGGTCCATCGCGTCACCCCGTATAGCTAAAAACGGGTTGCGTTTGCGACGGCGCGCATTGGGTAATTTCGGTTTGCACCGAATTTCCCGCGAACGTGCCCTCGCTCGATGCCGGCATGATCACCAGCCAGAAAAACTCCTGCGGCGAACAACTGATGGGATCGCCGCAGACGGCCTTTCCGCATTCCCAGATCGTCTGTTCCTCGATGACGATCGCCAGCCCCATCGCGGCCGCGCAATCCTCGAAATAGCCGATGGAAGCGCCGCCTCGCGAGGTCAGGCGCTGAAGCACCAATTGCTGCTGCTGCGCCGTCGTCAGCGCCACCGTATCGCGCCCATACGGGTCCGCGCCGAACATGCGCACCCAATCGGCCAGCAGGTAAACCGACTCGCCTGGGTTTACCTCGATCTCCATCTCCTCCGCGTAGCTCTCGAAACGCGAAATCTCGGCCGCCAGCGGCCGCAGCCAAAGCGGCCACAACGCGCCTGGCTGGCCTTTGACCGGCAGAGCGTCACCGCCCACCGAGTACGACAGCAGGTTTGTGACCACGGTGTCGACGCTGCGGCTCATACGAAGTTCACCGTGCCGATGACGTTGATGCTCAACGGGGTCGGCGCTGGCGTATCAACCGAAGGCGACACTAGCGTGAACGACCCGCCGCTCACCACGCTGGAGACCGCATTGTCCAGCGATGCGAACGTGGTGGTGCCATCGATCACCGCGTTCTGCTGAAAGCTCAGCGCCAGCGCGTCCGTGGCCGCGGTGCGCAGAGTCGGCGTGTCGGGTGCGAGATGCAAGGTGATGTCGATCGGGTTGAGCGCGATCGCCAGCACCACCGGCACCGCCGTCACCGGCTTAATGGAAGGCTGGTCAAGATAGGCCTGCACAGTGGCGATCTGGCCGCTGGTGGGAACCGCCGGCCCCGCCATGCCGATCACCACGCCTACATTCGGCAAGCCGCCATATCCGGCGATGACGTTGACATAGGAGACGCCCACCAGTGCTGCTTTCGCCCAGGTCTGGTAGTCGTTCACGCTGCCGCCCATGGCGGGCTGGCGGATGCGCTGCAGAATGCGCGCGCGCCAGTTGGCCGGCTGCTCCAAATCCAGGCCGCCGGTTATGCCATCGCTATCCACCACCCCGGTCTGCGATGTCAGACCTTCCACCGGGCTCTGGATCGTCAGGGACGTGCCGGCCTCTAAGTTGCCGCCGGTGCCCGCTGGGTAAGCCTCCACCGGCACGCTGAGCGTCCCGCCGCTGCCGATCTCTCCGCCGGCCGTGCTGGTCCAGGTTGTATTGGTGCCGGGGACGCCGAAAACAATGTCGCTCGGCACCGCATCGCCGGGCGCACCGGTCACGATCACATTGCCCTCGGCCGTTGAAGGCTGGTCCCGCGGCACGCTGTAGATGGCGGCGAAACGCGGCAGGTTGGCTAACGCGGTATCGGGCATCAATTCCACCGCGATCTGCCCCTGGTAAAAATACAGATCCATCATCGCCAGCTCGGTGATGCGGCAATTCGTGGTCGCCACGGTATTCGGGTTGCGCGCATCGATGCCGGTGACGCCCAGCAACGGGTTCGGCGGAAAGGCCTGCTCATAGACGGACGCGCATCGGCCCGAGATATCGCCGGGCGCCGGTATCGGCCAGGTGGTGCCGATCGTCACGCTCATGCGAGATCACCGCCGCGTCGCACGTCGTCGACGCGCTGCTGCGCCAGTTCCACGCGGTAAATCGCAATCGCGGAACGATTCATCGCGAGCACAAGTTTCAAGCGCGCGATCGTCAATCGAATGCATTGTTCGCTGCGGAGTGCCGCTTCGATCGCCACCGCGTCATCCGCGTTGGGCATCGCGCCGTCGATCGGTTTAGGCGCGATCATCCGCCCACCGGAAGTTTTAGCTGCACGGCGGTGTTGCCCGCGCGCAGCCTGAAGCCGATCATGCTGGCGGCGACATACCGCACCCTCAGCGACAACGCGAAACCACGGATCGTCTCCAGCCAGGAAACGCTCTCCGCGATCGCCGTCTCGATGCCCTGCCTGGTCGCCTCGCCGGCCAGGTTGTCCGGCAACGGCGATGCCGGGCTGCGAACATAAAGCCATACGCGGCTGCCGCTCAACTGGCCGTTCGGGTCCAGCGCGTCGCACGGCGTGCCCCCGCGCGCCGTCAGGCTGGACGGCTCGCTCCAGTCCGTCACCACGGTCGGCACCACATCATCCGGCCGGGCGCGCCGCTGCGCCAGCACCGAAAACAGCATCGCACTCGCCGGCGTTTCATCGAGCGCGAAATCCCTCCCGTTGAAAACCACATCGCAGCAGCGCAGCTCCTGGTTGTAGGCGATGGCAACATCCGTCATGCGCGTAATCTCCGCGCGCGCGCGGCCGCTGGCACGCTAACCCGGGTTAGCGGAAAGCGGACTATGTCCGGCGCCTGGTGACGGATCGCGGCATCAATCATGCGCGCAGTTTCCGCGCGCGCACGGCGTCCCGCACGCTGAACATGTTCAGCAAAACGTCCCTCATGTGCCGGCTACCGGCGGGGAGGTTTGAGCCGTCGGCCCTGGTCCCGCTTCGTAGTCATGGTCGTGATTGAGCAGGCTGATGTCAGACACACCTTCGCCTGCGGTGATGTCGCCGGTCGCGGTGATATTTCCATGGACGACCAGGTTGCCATAAACCTTGATCGTCGGCGCCCACATTTCCAGCGAGCCGACGCGGGCATGAAACCGCGAGGAATCGGCCGCATAAAGCACCGACTCCCCCACCGAAAGACCGCCAAATCGGGCCGATGGATTGCATAGCGGCATCAACCGCAAATTCGATGGGTCGCCACCAACAGCGATCAGTATGCCGAGCATCCCGTCGGCCGGTGGCAGCGAGCTGAACCCGAACGGCAGCGCTACCTCCACATCGGCGCGGTCGACGCCAGTGCCCGTCGAAACGTTGGCCGTCTGCGCCTGGCCGGAATCGTTGATGCTGGAAATCACCGCGACCGAAATGGCGTTGCGCAAATTGCCGATCAGGCTGGCCATCATTTTTAGCGCGTGCTCGATCATCCCTGCCTCGTCGGCCCGAAAGATTTTGGCTTGCGCGCGACGATATAGCGCGGGTCGCTCGCCGGCTCGTCAATCCGGTCGAACGCCGTAGGGCCTGCCAGTTCGATCTCGGTCATCTCGCCGTTGGTGCCGTCATAGCGATAGGTCACGCCGGAAATCAGCATGTCCTGATTCAAATTCACCCAGGCATCGTTGACGTTCGAAAGCTGGTTCGGCAGCCACAGCGCGTTCGCTGGCCCGGCCCGCCAGTCCGCCACCCGATAATTCAGCGTCGAGCCCATGCCCTTGGCAACACGCAGCGCCCACTCAGCCTGCTGCTGCACCGTCGCGGCACCCGCCTGGGTTTTGACCATTCTTACAGTCGGCCGGTAGCGCGTAATTTGAGGGTCGATCGCATGACCCGTCATGATCGCGACGGTGGACTCAGTCGTCGTCTGTTGGGTTTCGGTCTCGATCGGAAATGTCAGTCCGCTGCGCGGGTCCGTCGCCGGCGTCATCAACGGAACCTGGCTTTTGCGGATCACGGTGCTGTTGGTCTGGCCTTTGACGTAGTAGTCGGAAAACCGCTGTGCCCAGCTCGCCTTGCCGCCGCCGCCCAGAATATTCCCCGGCCTGGTCAGCGACGCCGGCGCGCGCGTGCTGCCGCCCTGGGTCAGGATCAGGCCGCCCACACCGTTTGATGTGACTAGCAACGCGTCCTGCCGCGCAGCCTTCTCAATCGCGCTCAGCGCTGTTTCGTCGGCATCAATGCCGAACAGCGGAAAGATGTTCGCCGTCGTAACGTCCTGCGACGCGCTTATCGCGAATGGCAGGCAGATCGCCTGTGCGATTTGCAGGGTCGAGACGTTGCGGAATTCCACCGGGCCGTTCGGGGAGGCCGCGCAATCCACCAGGTCGCCGGTTGCATCCCGGCCGGTGATGGTGCAGCTCAGCGACGCGCCTTGCCAGTCGAGTTCTACCTCGTCGATGAATCCGCTCAGCACCATCGTGCCGTCCAGCGCCACGCTGCACGGCATACCTTCCTTCACGATCTGAAAAAACGGCGGCGTATCCAGATCGGGTGAAAAGCTCTGCGCCTCGCGGCCGGAATCCATATATGTCACCGAAAAACTGCCGGCGATGTCGCGCAAATTGCGGGTGACGGAGACAGACATCCAGCGCGTCAACACCATGCCCGCCACACTCAACGCCAGGCGCCTGGTCGAAGGCGGTTGCGGGATGCTGTTGCCGCTCATACTAATCGGAGTCTTCAGTTTTGACGGTGAGGCCCATGAAGAATATGATCACGCTGCCATCACTGTATTGCATCTCGATAGACACCTTGATCTCGCCCACCTCGTCCAAGGTCGTTTGTGTCTCTTGAAGCATCCTGACGCCTTCGTCAGACAGCGTCTTTGCCAACCTAGAACCAATTTCGGGGAGATGGTCGCGAATTTTTTGTAGATCGTGACTCATCGTGTCCAGATCGCCTTCACGAGCTTCATGGCGTCGGAAATGGCATCGCAGCTTGCATCGATCATGCTATCGATCTGCGCCGGTGTAGGCGTATCGCGGCTGGCCTGGATCGCGCGGGCCAACGTCTTGAGCGAAGTTTTCAGATTGTCGAGTTCAACCATTTTCATCTCTCCTCAATGCTTTTTTAAAAAAAGAAGCAAAAAACTTTTGTTTTGCTTGCTTCATCACGCCAGCACCTCCAGCTTGCCAGGCGGCACAAGCGCCGGGTTCACGATGGCATTCCGGCCGATCAAATCCTGATAAGTCGAATACAAATCGCCCGGCGTGTCGCCGGAGATGTATTGCGCCAGCACCCACGCGCCGACGGTCGAGCTGGTGGTGATCGTCACCACCGGCGGCAGCCGGCCGATCAGCGCGTTGGTGTCCGATGCTAGGTCGCCCTTGAGCGCCACCAGCGCGCGCCACACCGGCGCGGCATTCGCCGGGTCCGTCATCGCCTGCATCGCGGCCGCCGTCGCGGCCGTGTCGATCGCGGCGTACAGCAACGCCGCCTGCGCCTCGGCCTGTTGCTGGCTGGTGTAGGAAATCCGGCTCGCCGCCAGCACCGCCGCCGTCACTAGAGCGGCTTGCATCGCCGCCCCCATCTGCGGCCCCGGAGAGGGCGATCCCACCGCCGTCACGGCCGCGGCTTGCGCCGCCAGCAGCGTGTTGCAGGCATCGGTGGGGCTGGCGGCGGCCGCGGCCGTCGTGGTGCCGCCAGGTGCCACCGCCGACGGCATCGTAGGCGCGCACGCGCCCTCGATCGCCGCCGGTACGGCCACCATCGCAGCCGCAGTCTCCGACGCCCACAAGCTCGAAACGCCGGTGGTCACCACCGTGAAATCGTCGAGCGCGCTTTGCGCAGCCGCCCCAATGATCCCGGCCGAGGGCGTGCTGGCGATCGCGCCGCTGATCCCTTGCGAAAGGTCGCTCAAATACCCCTGCGCGTAGCTCAGCGCGCCCAGCACGGTCGCCACCGGTGCCAGGGCCGAGACCAGGTAGTTTTGCGCGGCCGCCGTCGCCTCGTCGCAGCTCACCTCCAACTGGCTCAGCGTGTCCAGCCCGGTGCCCGGCTGGTAGGTGTAAAGCACCACCTGCATTTCGAAGCGGGCGATCAGAAGCTCTTTGGCTTCCAAGTGAATGCGCAGTTTTTGCCCCGGCGGAAACACCACCTGCACGCTGCCCAGCCACGGATGCACCAGCGTGTACGGCCCCGGCCGGTCCCGGCAGGCGCTGCGCAGCGTCATCGCCTGCGCGATGTAATCCTGGCCGGCCAGAATGCCCCTGATCGTCATCGGCCCGTCGTCTGCGCCCAGGTCCTGGTACTGCTTCGCATCGACGCCAGGATAAACCAGTTGCAGCGTCCGCCGGCCGTCTTCCAGATCCACGTTGATCACGCCAAACGGCACGCCGGCGAACGTGCCGGATAGCAGGTTGGAAAACAGGCTGTCGATCTGCATCAGGGCACACCCAAAACGCGGCCTTGGCGCGAAGCCAAGACGTTCACGCCAGGCGTCGGCGATGTGGCGGCTGTCACCGTACCCGACTGGTCAACTTTCAGATGGATTGTGAGCGGCTGATTGTAGCCAAATCGCGACCGCTGCGCACCGTTGGGATATTGATCCATCTCATGCGCTGCGTAGGCTGCCGTTGTTCCTAGCCCGGTGGCGAGAGGAGCGGTGACGATGTCGAAGCCCTTTTCGACCTGTTGTAGACCAACCCCAAAATCGTGCACGATGACAGTCAGTAGCTCGAAAGTTGGAACTAAGCCGAACCCAATCGTTCGTACGGTCTGAGACAATTGCTCATCAAATTCCCGGAGCGCGATCTCGGGCGTCTTACTGGCTGACTCGTAATCTGTATGAATGATCCCTGGATCAACTGCCTTGAAGGTTTTCTCGTCAGTGGTATATTTGTCGTAATATTCTACAAGCCCGAAAGCCGCCCTCGCCGCTTCAGAATTGTGAAATAGAGCGCCGAAAATCTCCCGCTCATCGGTCGGCGTCATGGCAGGATTATAAATTTTTCTTGCAAGGTCGACCATTGCATCGAGGCTGTCGATACCTTCATCCTTTTCGTGGTCAAGAAATGCTGGGATATTAATGTCGGGAACGTGGTATTTCTGAAATAACCCAAGAATCGGCGCGCCCAGCAAATCCTTGGAACGCTGAGTTCGGTCGAAAAATCTCGCGGCGATTGGGGATGAAATATAATTGATCAGGTCGTTAACATCGGTTGCGTCTTCCTCGGAAGTCCCGGTGGCAAAACGTACCGCTTCAAGTGCCGCAGCCAACTGCTCTTCTCCGGATAACCCTGTATCCCCCATCATCTTCATCTGCGTTGCCAGACCTGGAAGATAACGGCTGAAGTCTGCGACGCTAAAATGTCCCACCTTCCCAGCATCGGCGAGCATTGCAAGCGCCACACCCATGTTTGACGGGTCAATGCCCATCGTCTCATTGAGCGCGAGAACGCCCTGCACCTGGTCCGACACAGGCACATTATAGGCAACAGCGGTTTCAGCCAGGCTTGGCATTAAGTTCTGGAT